TAGCAGAACAGATAGCTATAGATAAAGAAAGGAGAGATATATAATGGCAAACCATGTATATTTCGGAGTTGGTATAAACGGAAATGAGAAATGTTTGAAAGCATTTAAAGATGTTATGGTAACAGAAAAGTCTCATTTCTATACTGACACTGATGGAAAGAAACATTATCATGATACAGTTATCGACATAGATAAACTTGGGTTTATGCCTGTCGGAACTTATGATGAAGATGATTATTTAGAAAACTCATGGGAGTACTACGTAAACAACGTTGGTGCAAAGTGGTGTCACATA